GCTCCATTAACTTTTATTTGGTCTGTTTCTTTTAAGAATCTAATAAAGGCTTTAGTTTTTTCTATTTTCATTACTATTCGTTCGTTTTTGTCGATATTAGCTAGTTTTTCAATCCACTTTATTTTGTCTTTAACCGCTTCAATACTATCAGTCATTTCCCCTTTGTTTATCTTGTCTTTAAAGTAATTATTAATAAAGTCAAAGTCTTCTTTAAAACCAGCTGACGGATCACTCCAAACATTCTCGACATCATAATATTTTGATAGATAAGGAGAGTTCTCTGTCTCATAACCTAAAAAAGATTCAGTTTCAACTGAAGGTTTAGAGTCTGCCCTCTTTGGCATTATCTCAGGCTCACTTTCTACTTGTTTAATTGGAGTCCGGAATGTCGTGTCCACCATTTTTTTTGAATAGATAACTAGAAATTTCTTTAACCGCTCCTGTTCTGTTATTGCGAATCGCATTAACTAGATAGGCTCTTTTTTCAACAGTGTCTTTATTTTGAGTTAAGAGTTTATTAATCATGCTTTTATATTTATTTCTCTTTAGGGGATTAGTCTCTTTGTAATAAAGAGTTTTAAGATGAGACAAATCTTCGACTCGTGAAACATCAAACATATTCCACCACCGCCATTATGTCTTCAAACTTTAAAATTAATTGTTTATTCCAATCTTTACCACTCCACTCCTGATAGACGACTGTATCTCCAACCTTACAGGGAGGGTTTTCACCATTAATGGCAATCACTTCCCCCTCGACAGCAAGGTGAATGTCAGACTTTTCTGCCAAAATAATACCGGAGGCGGTTTTCGTCTCCTGAACTATCGGCTTAATAACTAAATACCCTTCGGTGGGTTTTAAGCGTTTTTCCATATTCTCCTTAAATTTTTAATAAATTTTTATCAAGTTTGCGATGACAAGTAGGACATAATTCAATCCATTCTTTTGGATTGTTTCTGTCGTAGTTGTGTCCGATGTTTGCCCATTCAGTACCAATCTTTTTTCTTCCTGTTGGTGTGGGTTTATCACCACAAATCTGACAATAACCAGTTTTTTCTTTGTGATTTTGTAGCCATCTATGTTTTGCATTATAAAGTGCTTGGTTATCTTTCCATCTAGGATTTTCATGTCCAATCTTTTGAGGATGACCATAAGATTTATTAGCAGTTCTTGTAGCCACAATTTTTTTATATCTAAGTTCCTTTTGTTTAGGTGTTTCCTTAGACAGTGTTTTTATTAGGGCCGCTCTAACTCTTGCTTTACCTTCTTCCCCCATAGTATTTTTCATACCCTTATTCCACCCCCGTCCAAGAGATAGGCCACTAAGATTCATCCACTCATGTCTGCCCTTCATGGCGTTGTGAGCACAAGTAGTAGAACAGAAAACATTTGTTTCCCATTCTGAGCGTCTAATATTTTTTGTAAAAGAGCGATGACATTGTTTACAGATTCTTGTTTGTATCATGGGACTAGGGAGTAAACTTTTAATTGTTACCCCCTAGTTTACCATGAAAATACTAGATATTCAATACTAGAGTTGCTCCCTTATTGGGTAGCACCTGTCTTAAGTACCGAAATCCAGCCAGACACTAAGGCTTTCGCTACGAATGAACCGGCCCAAGAAATCATACTGAATCTTCCGGCAGGATTACCAGAATCCACGCTTGAAGAAGGTACGATATATAGTTTGGGTTGGTCACCCTCAAGGTCGTAGACACCAAAGGCATCTTTACCATGAATGTAGTTGTGATAGACAGTAGCGGTGCTTGAGGTCGTCTTTTGATTCTTGCTTAGCAAGAAACGGACACCATACAATTCACCCATTTCACCTCGATACAATTTCTTGACATCGGAGTAAACCTTGGAATTAATCCAAGTGCTATCAGCCAAAAGGTCTGCTTTGACGAATGGACCAACTTTTCCGATGAAATATCCATCTTCATAGGTTGGAGCATAAGCGGCTTCGAGAGTACGGACGACTTTGCGGATTTCAGCAGCAGAAATGACATCACTTGCAGCAATATCACTTACATTTGACTTTCCACCAGCTAATCGGGCAGTACCACCTTCGAGGCCTCCGTCACGAACCAAAGTATCTAAGGTTTCCCTCATGTTTTGCCCAAAAAGAGCAATTTTTTCAGCATTTCTTACATCAACCGAGGTCAATGATAAGAATTTACCGATTTTAGCGGAGTTACCATACTCGGAAAGAGTAGCGGTAACGGTACTAGAGGACAAAGATACTTCTGAAGGATTAGAACCTTCTGTCAGGGCAGTAGTCGATACAGAAAGAGGAGCGTAGCGATTGAAGAGAATTGATTTACCTTCATTTTGGCTACGAGTTTGTTTCTGTGCGCCTTCTTCCATGACTTGTTCCCACTCATTTCTTTTGAGGAAGACCTTAGAATAGAGGGTCATCATCTCATTAGTGAGGGTTAGTGTGGTTTCAGCAGCCATATTATTTAACTAAATAGAAATTAATAAACGACACCGTACTTTTCCTTGATTTCTTCAATACTCATATCTTCGACTGATTTCTCAGTTTTATCGACATGGCTTGAAGGTCTCATGGCAGACTCGGCAGCCTGTTTAGCGAGGTTACTTTTCTCTGAAGCAACAGCACTTTCTACTGACTTAGTAAACGGTTTCATCATTGTAGCCACTAGGGCGGTAACCGACGTGTTAGGGTTTCCCATAACAGCGTAATTGACAGCAGTGGATATGCTTTTGCTTAATTCGGGGTCAAACTTATCACTTTGAGGGTCTAATTGTGGGTAGGTGGCTTCAGCTTCTTTTGCCTCAGAATTTATGCGATTGATAGCCTTTTCTTTCTCAATCTCCATCCTGGTTAAAGCACGAAGGTCATCCAAAGTTAGTTCACGTTCACCATCACCCGAAGGGGGTGTGCTTGGCTCAAATCTATTGAGTCCACCGGTAAACTCTTCTATCTTTGAAGATAGACTTTCGACTTGGTCTTGAAGTTGTTTTTTCTCCTTAACTAGTCCTCGGATACGTTTGCTCGCACCCGTCTCCCTTTTTTCATCTTCCTCAGATTCGACTTCTTCAGCCTCGGGTTGATCGACCTTTGGCGATTGGTTTCCCTCTGATTCTAATGTCGCTTCTTGTTCTACTGGTGATGATTCAGTAGTGTTGTTATCGACCTCAACACTTTCGTTTTCCATCAAATTTGGTTCTTCTGACATGGCATAATGAACTGATAAGCAGTGGTACGTTCACCGAGACGCAAGGTTTCTACGGATCAGGCAGAAAGACTTGAATGAATGGCAGGTAGGAGGAACCTGCCACTCGTTTAAATCTTCCTTTTGAGAATTGGCTGACCTTGTTCGTCAATCCCAATTAGTAATTTGTCCATACCGACGTAGATAGCGTGTTCGAGTTCACACGAAGTGCAAACCGCATATGGACCTCTTTGTCGCCACTCGTGATAGCCTTTGGGGACAAAGGAAAAGGACGGATTGTCAAAGTTCAGAACTTCACTGTTTTCTTGATGTGGGTCACTATGTACCTCATCTTTTCCAGTAATGTCTTGGTTGGTTTGATATAAATTGTCTTGATTCTCATTTGTCATCCTTCATTTCCTCAACGACCTCCGAAGAGTCCTCCACTTTGTTAATAATCGAGTTGAGTAACCCCTTGGCTAGAGTCACCATAATGGTTCTGTCGCCTATATCCTCACGACTTAATCCGGAATCAACCGCCGTAGTTAGTTGAGCGTCGAGTCCGTCTTTTAGGGTTTGAATATAGTTTTTAAGGTTCTGCCACACCTCCATCTGTGACAGGGTATGAAAGGCAGCGTCCTGTGGATCGATACCCTTCTTCTCTAATTCAGCATTTTTTTGCTGTTCCCAAACTCCCTTAATACTGTGGAAGTCCGGCTTGATTGCTGTCTGCATTTATTCCTCCTTGTGGCGTGGGTGGAATTTGATTGACCCCACTGTCCATTTGAGCCACTAAATCCATAAATTCTTGCTGATGTTTTTGCATTGCTAGGTCGTCTTGTTCGGCTGGGCTTTTCTCAGCGTCCTGGCTTTCGATAATCTCATCCCAGTTGTTGACGTTCTCTGACACTAATTGAGTTAAGAGTTTGGTAAATTTGATATTGGTCCCTTCACTTTTAAGAATCTCAATCATGGGTGAAGTAACTCCCCCTTGAGGTGAGGGTTGAGCGTTTTGAATAAGAAGGTTAAGTAGAGCTAAGATGTTATCCTGTTGATTCTGTTTATCAACAGCGAAGGAAGAACCTGACACCATCTCGTAGTCGTAGAGAATCGAGCCTGTTTGACCCTTATTAATCTTTAAGTTACCCGTTTTCTCATCGTACTGGCTTTGCATCTCAGGAAATTTTCTAAGGATAGTTTTGATTTCATCTCCAAAAAGGCGGACACTGATAGCCGAAGTTTGTTTTTGAGCCACCATATTGACCATCTTTCGCATGATCTGATTGACAGCAATCTCAACATAGAACTTATCCCAAGCGTCTCGTGAATTTTCTCTTGAAGCCTGTTGTTTTAGAGCTTGAGGGGTTTTCCCGAAAGAGTTATCAACATTTGAAGAAATGGTAGTATCAGTAGTCCCAAATTGATTCAAAAGGGCAGCATTGGCACTCTGATAAATGTTTTGGAAAGTCTGAATTCCTTGAGGACTTAATTGAATAGCCTGAGCAGCGAGAGCCGGATTACCCCTGGCAATCCAATTAGCCCCTGCGACACGTTTAATTGAGGAGGGAACGATAATATCTTTGTTAAAGATTACGGGAGGAAAGATGGACATCTTAGCTGAATCTAAAGCTAAATTCCAAGCGGAGTTCATCACATATTGCATCGACTTACCCCTTTCGACATCACCCATCCCCATAAAATCTTCAAATAAAGGAATTGCCCACTTATTGCCTACAGGGAGTTCTCCCTCGATACCACGATTCTTACCATCACGAATGACGGTATAATCAGCAGCAGGGACGACATCAACCCACCTATCACGTTCATACATCGACAGGACTTCATAGAACCCATCCCCTTTAGTCCCGTAAACTCCAGTCTCCATATCCTCTTCACGTTGAGTTTTAGAATCAGAGTCACGATTTTGTTTATCACCGGTACTTTCTTTAAGTTTAGTTATGACTTTATCTAAGTTCTTATAACCATCAGTCTTACGTAACTTCTCGAAAAAGGATAATGGTTTCCACGATCTGACGATAATGTAATCTGAATCTTCGATTGAAGTCGCTCCCACTTGAGGGAAAATATCCCAAGGGGAAATAAGCCACATATCAGGACCAACATATCCATTCTGTTTGACATCCCAATCCACCATGTAGAAAGCGTTACCGTAAATCTTAGACATCCGGTGTAACATTCTGAGTTTTACAAGGAATGGTAGTTGAGCATTGGCATTAGGCACGACATACTTATCTAAAATAAGATTCATCAGAGCTGAGGCTCCCATGTCATTTTTAGAAATTGCTTTCACTTTCCCAACAGGAACTTGTGCCATAACCCGAGCCTCAGACTCGATGATATAGGTGGATATTTTGTGGTCAAAGACTTTGGATTTAGTAGTATCGCTGATTTTGTCCTCCAAGTTACCCAAAAATAGATTCTCATGTTCTTTCCACATTACCCTCTTATTGACGAGTGAATCATCAGCTGCTTGTCTCCTTTGCTTTACTATATTTGATATTTGGTCCATAAAAATACCCCCTGTTACGGGGGTTCACACCGCTTGATATACGGCAAAAACTAACACCACTTATTCGTGGTCAACTGCTATATTATAACACAGATTAGCAGAATAAGCAATAGACTGCTAAGGTTTATCTGTATTTTTATATCGCTTAGTCTTAACTATCTGAAGTGAAGAGATGATGGGTTCACCATCCTTAAGGGTAATAGTAAAGTTAGCTGACCCATACTCTAACTCCTGGGCTTTTCTTTCAATAATAGCGTGTAATTCAAGTTTTGTTTGGCTTAGCATAGTCCTCAAAATCTCTAAATACTACATCGCAGATTATCTTATTACTGACTCTTATCTCGAAGTAAAACACCCCATTGCTTTGTTTAATCATCTCCTCGGCTATCTTTAAGTGTGCCCATTTGTTTTGGGGTTTGTTTTCCATTAGTAGAGTCCTTTGTCATTAAACAGTAAGTCATTGGGGAACTCTGATTCAAAGTCATCATCCGGTTTCTGATAACTCATAGCAAAATAGCGGATAGCATCCATAGCATCATCATCTCTTTTTAAGGGAGCTTCTTTAATCATCCCGTCCATACTTTTGTTTTCGACCCAACGATACTTCTCAAACTCATCGGCAATCCACCCTAAAGATTTACTAAACATCAGTGTAGGCTTACCGGTATCATTACGGACCTTTAACATTCCAGCCACTTTAACAATACCATTCTTAACCGAATCCTGGCCCTTATCTACCGGATTAAAATAACAGCCTAATTGATTCAGTTGTTCAATACTCATCGGCTGAGCTGAATCAGCCACAGGGTAAGTAATCGCCTTCCCAGCGTCCTTAATCTTGACGGCTTCAGCAATATCGTGTTCGGTCATGCCTGATTGATAGATACCGTCATAAGCATAAATAGCGGTCCCATTAGAGTTAATAGCAAAATAGATTAAAGCAGTCTTATGAGCAAAACCAAAGTCTAAAGCACGGGTGAAAGTGTAGTTGTAAGTTAAGTCCGGTACATCAACCATGTGGGTTTCACGATTAAAGTCTTTGTAAATAAGCCCTGACATCTTTCTAAACTCTCCCATGATTTCCTGAGCAAAAGAATCCTCATCCATTTCCTTTTTCATGGATTCAATTTCGTTTCTGTCTAAGTAAGGGTTGTCGTAAGAAGTAAAGTGGTAGTAGGTCCAATCAGGGTCATCTTTCTCAGCTAAGGTCTTGAAGTGATTAAAACCATTAGGAGTAGAGATAAACCAAACATCGGCCTTAGAATCAACCAGGGTGGGTCTGATGACCTTCCAGACCTCATCCCAGTGTTCAAAGAAGGCAGTTTCATCAAAAACACAAAAATCTATTTTCACACCTCTTAGTGAGTCAGGACTGTCAGCTCCTTTTAACATGATTTGCGAGCCATTAGTCAGTTCAATAATCAGTTCAGTCTCATTGGTCTTAGAGATAATCTCTTTGGGGATTAAGTCTCTTAACATGGACCACATAATCGCCTTAGATTGTTTGTAGGTGGGAGAGATATACCAAGCCGTAGTCTTACTATGATCTGTTGTAAACTTGAGTAATTCGATAGAAACTAGATAGGATTTACCAGCTCTTCGGCCACAGTTAATGACCTTGTAGCGGTGGTTATCCTTGATTACTTTCGTCTGCCACTGGCTCAGTGTTATTGCTTTCATTGATTTGGATTAAGCCTTGTAAATTAACTTGGATGTTTGTTTGATTCTCCGGTCCTAATCTTCTTTTGAGTTTCAACATGGTTTCCCAATACTTCTCTCTGACTCCATAATCCGGTATCTCAACAAAGTTATCTCCTGTGCCATGTATTTTATTGGCTTTGGTCATTCCCTCTGCTCCTATATTCATTAGGGCTACATCAGTTAATCCCATATCTTCCATAAGGTCTGGAATCGAAAGTTTTCCTAAGTTTTGAGTCCCTATTGCTGAGGCACTTTCTCTGTCCTTACAATCATAAACTCTCATGGCAGCTTCCGTAGCATTTCCTGTTTTAATATATTCCTTAATCCACTTCCTTTGTTTAAGAGTTAAATCGTCTTTCTTGGCAGGTAGATTGGTCATTTATTTTCCTCAGTCTTTTTGGTTAGTAAAATGTTTAATCCAAATTCCTTTTTAATCCATCTAAAGAGTCCAACATATTGAACAAGGTGACAGCGTTCCCAAAATTCTCTTAATTCCCCTGGTTGAATGTCTATTTCTTTTTTGAAAAGCGTTTTAGTTATTTTCATTTCATTGTTTTAATAACTTGATAAAGTAGATTTCCAAACAGGGTTACAAACCTTTCATTCTCATTTATCTTTTTCTCTTCCATGGCGTCTAGGATTGAGTGAGTAACTTCGTGCCAAAAGGCTTCACCTAATTGGTCTTCACTTCTAGGCCATGCCGGAGAGTTCTTTTGAATGTGTATTTCATCAAGTCTAGGGTGGTGTTCTCCATCAGCATCATTATTTACCACAAGACAATCGACCTCTTTAACCTTAACGGTTTTTCCCATGAGTTGATATTCGGTTGGTAGTTTCATTAGTCCCATAAATCATTAAAATAACAGGTCAAGAGTTTTAAGGCGTCTTTACGTTTTTCATAAGCAACTAGGGATTTTTTGCCATAGTTTTTTACTGTTTCTGCTTTATCATCTAATACTGTGGGAGCGATTATATCTTTAGAAATTCTTTTGAGAATTTTCACCCATCTTTGAGGGGTTAGCTCAGTGGGAAAACTACACGTGTTTTTGGCTAGGTGTTTGGTAGTTTCCGAGATTACTTTAGCTAAATATTCATCTAAACTCCATGTATCTTCGTCACTCCAACCTCGTTGACCACGTTGGATGAATTTTTTTATTTTTCTATATATTTCTTTCATAAATTAAAAACTTAGCCTACGGGATAAGGATTTGATTTCGGTTTTAGCAAGATTTCTCTTAGCCTTTCACCAATACGTCACCTTATACTGTTTGATTCTATTTACCGATGGATTCGGGAACAAATCTGGACTTCCACCTGTGTTATTAATTTCGGAGAGATATTGAGTTAGGTGTGTGCGAGGTATATATGCCCCCCCTTTCGGTCTCCACCTTGTCAGTAAGTTTCCAACTTCTCCCTCCTAGACGGTCAACCTTGACCGACAGCCCATAGACTAAATTTTTAATGTTCATTGGTAATATAACACCAAAAAATTCTATGTCTAGCACTTATAAAACTAGAGTGCTAATTATCGACTCTTAAAACCATTAGCATCCACGAAAGAGTAGTTAAAGGAACCATTTTTTATGTCTTTACACTTCTCACACTTCCTTATCATTCCATACTCATTGACGATAGCGAACCTCTTTTCGCACATCGGGCATAAAACATTCCCTTTCTTGTCTAAAATAGCATCTGGTTTATCCCAGTCACTGACATCACTTAAATTAGCCATTTTGAATAATCGGGTTGTAAATCTAATAACCAGATTCCGTTTTCTGTATAACACCGAAAACCAACAGGCTTTCTACCTTTTTTGTGTTTTACTATCTTTAGTAGATCATCCCAACCGGTATATTTAATTGCTGGTTTAAATCCAGTCTTGTACACGAATTCAATATATTTTATGTCACTTAGTTTCATACTTTTCGTTTTCTAAAGGGTTATCTACCCATTTCACTTTCTTAAATTCCTTAGAGACTATCGGTTCTAGTATTGGGGATTTAGTCATTTTCATATAAATCATTAATAATATCGCTTATGAGTTTTGCCCCATAGAGCGGATATTCCCAATTATCGTTATAATCTAATGAGGCCCCATTATTTTCTTTTCCATAAGACATATGCTCTTTACAAAAACATCTAGTACTTCCACTTAAATCAGTGTAAACATATTTATTGTTTGGTTCATTATTTGGTGGATGACCAAATGTTCTCTCTTCATCACAAGTTTCACAGGTTATACCACTTAAGATTTCTACTATTTTTTTCATCCCTTTCTTTATCTCTTTAGATTTCTTTTTATCTAGTGATTTCATAAATCAAATCCTTTTTGTTTAAGTGATAACCAAGCATCAATTTCAGATAAAGTTCCCTTAAATAAATAGTTATCTGATTTATCATCTTTTAGGTAGACAGCATATATGTCGTCTAACCAATGTCTAATTTCAAATTTTTCTTTTATTTTCTGTTTCATATTTAGTGGTGGGTGGGGTGGTTAATAACTTCTAACCAAGATTTCGGGACAGTAACCGACTGTTTGTCATATCTAAATCTTACTTCACTCCAATTAGCAGTGCTTTCATAAGTAATTATTCCTGTTCTACCAAGTTTTTCCTTTAGATTTGGATATAAACTCCACGCCAACTTTGACAGATTATCTTTTATTCTAACTTTTATCCCCTTTCCCTCTGATGATTTTTTCATAAGATTATTTTTCATATATAATTTCAACATCACCAAATCCAAAATTAATAGTTTTGACATTATCACGTCCTAATTTTACAAGCATATTATCTCTTTGTATTTCTTCAATTAAAGACAAGTAGAGTTCTCTTGGTAATTTTATTTTTGCCAACCGCACTCCATTATTTTCATAATCAAAAGCCCAATCTGCTAATTGCCTTAGTCTTAATTTAGCATCAAAATTTGCTCTATTAAAACAAGTTAGGTCTAAAGTTTTTTCTATCATATTTTTATATTTAATAAATAATCTTTCTTTCCCTCTGTTTGTGATTTCATAGTTTATTATTTACCTTTTTAATAATTTTATTTATTTTATCCTCAATTTTTTCTAGCATTTCTACTAACACTTTCTCGTCAATACAACTATGGTGGCCTTCCCATTCTCTTAACTTATCTTCAATAGACCACTCCTTAATTGGTGAACCATATTCCCATTGCTGTTGTCCTAAATGTAGTTTTGCTATTTTTATCCCCTTTCCCTCTGTTGATTTAGATTTGGTCATAAGATTATTTAATGTTTTGATAATGTTCTTCTAATTCTTTTAATTCTTTGTCTAAATTCTCTAAAAATTTTGTTCTTTCAACAATTTGTTCTTTTTTCTCTTTAATTCTTAATTCATAAAGTGCTTTTCTACCTTCTTGTAAGTCAGAATAAAAATAATCATCATCGTGCCACATTTGTTGATGTCTAGCTTCTTCTTCATCATCATTAGTCATGCATACAAATTTATATTTTCCTTTCTTTTCCTTAACCACATACATTGTACATTTTTCGTGGTCAGTACAAGCCTGACACTCAATTTCATACATTTTACATTTTGGAACTGTTTTAATCCCAATAACAATGTATGAACCAAAACCATTAAAACTTAAATATTTGTATAATTTATCTCCTAGTTTCATATTTTTATATTTAATAAATAATCTTTCTTTCCCTCTGTTTGTGATTTCATTTGGTGGTTAAATATTTAATAATTTTCTTTCTCTCTTTTTTCTCTAGTGATGTGCATATTTATCTCCTTATGGTTGATCTAATTTTTAAGCACCCAAAACATACTTGGGTTAAAGCGTCGTGAAACGTAGAGTAAATTGCCTGTTGAGTGTGTTTTCCCTCGCATTCTTGAATGTGTTTTCTTACCCCTTCTTGGGTTGGGATATATTCGTAAGTAAAATTCATTTAATTTCCTTTAAAACTAATAATCTTCTATCCATCCATTTGGATATTTTTTCAATTAAAGCAGACCCAGCAGCATACCCAGCAGACCCAGCAGCAGACCCAGCAGCAGACTCAGCAGACCGAGCAGCAGACCCAGCAGACCAAGCAGCATACCCAGCAGACCCAGCAGCAGACCTAGCAGACCAAGCAGCAGACTCAGCAGCAGACCAAGCAGCATACCCAGCAGACCCAGCAGCAGACCTAGCAGACCAAGCAGCAGACCCAGCAGACTCAGCAGCAGACATGTTTTGCTTTGTTGGATTTTTTAACCATTTCTTAGCAGCTTCTATGGCTTCTCGTGGACGTTCATCTTCAGGATATTCCTTTTCAAAGTTATCAATACAAAGTTCAGCGGAATAAATAGCCAGGGCAACACTGTCTTTTTTCTGCCACTTAAAAGCTCTAACAATTTTCATTGTCTCCCAAACTTCTTTATCATTACCAGGCTCGTGTTTACCCTTACATTCAACTTCGGCTAGTATTGGACCTTGAACATAAGAGAAGGCCTGATAAATTTCTTTAGAACAGTGATAACCACGGTTACACATTTCTAAATTTTTAATTGGTTTTGACCACTTACCAATTTTCCATTTAGTGTCTCCATGGGCTGATTTGAAACCTTTATTTAAGAATTTCCATCTAGTGATTTTCATAGATTCTTTTAATTTTGGTTGGTTATAACACGGTTTTTTCATCATGGATATGTTTTAATATATAAATTATTTCTCCACCACCCACTTAATATTTGGGTCAGTGTAGAGGGCTTGAGATAAAGCCCATTTCATCTTCCAAACAGGTGTCATAGTGATAGGGCTTTTAATTTCTAAATAAGTAAACGTGCCGTCATTTTCCTCAATCACAAAGTCGAGGTAGTAATTAGCAATATGGACACCGTTGACGTCGAGAGAGAGTTTAAATTGTTTGTGCCAATCCTTGATGTCTCCATTATTCTTCAATTGGTCGAGTTCCCATGCCTTTTCAGCCTCTTTCTTGCTCATGTAGGAAGTGCCATGATAATCAGTTCTCCGGGCATTATATTTATTGCCTCTTTTTTCGTAGTACATTATTCTTCCTCCCTTGTACCTAAATATATTCCCCGTTTTTCGAGTTCTTCTATCTGTTTATCGAGGGAGTCAAGGTAAACGAATAAGTCCACGGCTTCCTCTTTGGCCATTTTAATCAGGTCTCTTTTGTACCAAAGACCACCACCATGTTCGGCGACACCCTTCATATATTTTTCCGAAACCAGGTCATTAAAATCATTAATAACTTGTTTTAGGTGTTCTTTTGGTGTCATTTGACTTTTGGGTGTAATAAATTAATTTCTAATGATTTGCGGTAGCAGGTTTGACACATTCCTCTTGGGCCATCTGCTTCTCTTACACAGTCTTCGACAATACATTTTTGGGGGATTTTGTATAGTCTGTCTCGCATGTTATTTATAAAAACTAGGCATTGGACAAGTTGCCTCTGTATAACGTCCTTGATTCCATCTGGCGATTGGACCCCAAGCGGTAGCTCTCTTATTCTTGATGGCCCACACCGTAGTTCTAATGGCCTGATCGTTATTAAGGGGAGAACCGATAGTTTCAGTCAACCCCTCTTTAATCATTAATTTTCTATATCCGTTCCAAGTCTCTTGATGAAATTGGAGAATCCCGATGGCTAAACCGCCGTCTCCTCTTCCGGTGTCTCCATTGTGTTTACTCTCACGATTCAAAAGGCAGTGCATAATCATTCTCATTTCACTCCGTTGACTTTTAGTGGAAAAGAACTCGTCAACGTATTTAGAAACCCACCTATCAACTTGAATAAAATAATCCTCTTCCACCGCTTGAATCTCTTGGACTTTAATTTCCACTGGGGGGACGGGTTTGATTTCCGGTGGAGATATTAGTTTTTGGGTATTCCATCCTTTAAGCGTAGCGATTAAAATACAGATGGCTAGGAATGCAAGCACAATAGCACCGAGATAAGTGTTGAGTTTGTGATTTCTAGCTTTTTTGATTCTTTCTAGTCTGGTCATAGTTATCTCCTTATTGTTGACCTAATTTTTAAGCACCCAAAACAAACTTGGGTTAAAGCATCGTGAAATGTTGAATAAATAGCTTGTTGGGTGTGTTTACCTTCACACTCTTGAATGTGCTTCCTCACTTCCTCTTGGGTTGGGGTATATTCATAAGAAAAATTCATTTTATTTCCTCCAAAACTAATAATCTTTTATCCATCCATTTGGATATTTTTTTAATTACAGCAGACTCAGCAGACCAAGCAGACCGAGCAGCAGACTCAGCAGACCGAGCAGCAGACTCAGCAGACCGAGCAGCAGACCTAGCAGCAGACCAAGCAGCAGACTCAGCAGACCAAGCAGCAGACTCAGCAGACCGAGCAGCAGATTTGTTTTTTTGAGTTGGATTTTTTAACCACTTTTTAGCGGCTTCTATGGCTTCTCTGGGTCGCTTGTCCTCAGGATATTCTTTTTCAAAATTATCTAAACAAAGTTCAGCGGCATAAATTGATAAAGATACACTGTCTTTTTTTGTCCACTTGTAAGCTCTAACGATTCTCATTGTTTCCCAAACTTCTTTATCGTCACTGGACTCGTGTTTTCCTTTGCATTCAACTTGAGCTAAAATCTCACCTTGGACATAAAAAAAGGCTTGATAAATTTCCTTAGAACAGTGATAACCCCTCTCACATAGTTCCAAATTTTTAATCGGTATAGACCATTCGCCTATTTTCCATTTGGTATCTCCACTGTTTGACTTAAATCCTTTTTTTATAAATTTCCATCTAGTTTCCATTTTTGTTTTTAATTAATAAACCCACCCGAGAAGAAGAGGGAGGTTGGGTTGTCGCTGGCGAGAACGGCAGGCAACTTCCCTCGTCTTTTCGAGTGGTGAGTCTTGAGACTCGGAGAAGAGGGCGGGCAGGAATGATGTTTGTAATTGCTTCCCCCTCCCTTCTCTCCGAGGCCCGAGACCTCGGACAATAAACGTGTAACTGCTTTGAGACCTAATCATTGGAACATTACCCCCTTATTAGCTATCAGTTGTTTAACTACACATGAATTAGTCTGGTGGTTATAGAGAACCATTGACTGATTTTTGATCTGCATGGTATCAGTCATTTCTTGTTTAAATTCACAGAGATAACCGAGAACCCTAGTGGTTTGATAAAAATATTTATTATCGAGTTTTACGGTAGGAAAAATCATCACATCAAACTGTTCTTTGGCTTTTTCCCAATCACCCACAAAATGAGCATTGAGTAATTTGGCTCTTTGATAACAGAGATTTAAAAATTCTTTTTTATTGTTTTTAAACGCCCAGCTAGTAAGTTTATAAAGCTCTCTGCCGACAGAGTTGTTAATTTTTTCCGTTAATTCTTGAGGTGTCATCGTTTTTAAATACGAGATGTGTCGTATCCCGCCTTTGTATAAATTGATAATTTTTCAGGGTGTAATCTAAGGTCTTCAATTTGATGAGGTTCTAGGTCTTTAAGCCTTTTCTGGGGTTGTTCTTCTGCTTTACGTCTTACCCAAGCCATCAGGGTCAGTTTATAGTCGGCATATTTCTTTCCTTTGGAACCGCAGTAGAGTTCTAATTCTTCAAAAACATTTTTAACAAAGTTAAAGTTAACTTGATATTTATTAGCTACTTCTTGAATATCATTGTCTTTAATACTAGCTAGAGTATTATATTTATTATTATTATTATTATTTATGATTTCTGATTTATGATTTATAGAGGTATCGCTAGTGTATGCATGGGGTATCGATAGGGTATCTGTATTCTCGGAAAATAGCGTGTCTTTTATCTTTTGGGGAATTATCTTAATTTCTTTCTCGAGGGCGATGGCATTTTTATCTCCGACATAACCGTTGTAGCCTTGAGCATTTGGCATATAAACCCAATTCTCAAAAAACTTAACTTTAGGATAGAGTTCACCCTTAGCTTTTAAGAGTTGTTTTTCCGTTAGGTGGGTGTGATAAAGGATCGTCTTATCTCTGACTTCAAAACAGCCTGATAAACCAATAGCCGGAGTGGTTAAAAGGTAGATAAATAACCATCGAGCATCCTGACTTAACGAGTCAAACCATTCGTCTTCCCAAATTTTTGTCCAAACGATTCTAGTTTTCATCAGCTCCTCTTTAGCATTTGATGAATGAATAAATTAGCTTTATTAGCTAAGGCGAAGGTGTAGAGTCATCAAC